TCATAGAAATATTGTTCGAACAAATCAAGTTGCGCTTGGTTTGCTAACAAATTAAATTCCTGAGGCGTAATATAACCTCGTTGTTCTTTGTTTAAAATAGTTAGAACTCTTTGATAAACTGTATCAATACTTACTGCCATTTATTTATAATTTATAGTTTATGGTTTCTTCTAAATAATAAATAGGCCACTTTAAGAAAAAGCAGCCTTATTTATTATATATACTTGACTATTTAAGTCTTTTTGTTAAATGATTGTAAACTTCCATTCCGTCATCTGTTTTAAAGAAAGCTGCTAAAGCAGAATAAGGATGTTCGTTAAAAGGGACTGTCATAAGCTTTCTACCGTTATCTCCAAACGTAAATGTTCTTTGATCGCTTGACAGCTTAATAATCCCTTGCTCTACCGCTCTAGCTCCAATGCTACGTAATTCTACGTCTTCATCTGTTGCTAATGTTAAGAATAATCCAGGATTTCTTCTTGCAAATACTAATGCGTCACGTCTTAATTCTTTTGATGTAGAATTCGCAACTTTACTTCCAAATTCAACTCTAAGGATTGCCTCTAACATATCAACATCCATAGATTTTGCTAAATTCATTGCTTCAAGTTCTAACTCGAACATATCAACGTCATCTTCAGCTTCTTGGACTGCATTGTATTCTTCATATACTTTATCTTTAAATGGGTGGTATAAAGATAATAATTTTTGTAGTGCCACTTCGTCTTTTGGTACTCTTAAAATACCTGCCCTAAAAGCAATCTTGCCAAGTGTTACTGTTCCTTGTTGTTCATCAACTAATGGTGAACTTTGATTTGTTGCATAACGCAACTCTCTTTGTTTTCTTAATTCTTTATCAAAATATAATAAAGGTTTTGCTTGTGTGTGTTTTGAAGGAATCGTGTATACTAATGGTTTCTTATTCCCTTTTAATACATATAACCTGTCTTCATAAGCAAATTCTTCTTCAACAGGTAATTCTTTAACCACTTTTTTAGTTGGTTTAACTTCTTCTTCAAAATATTGTTGTTCGTTTTCAACGAATGTTTCATCTTCTTTTACGAAGGTATCTTCTTTTTTTGTAGCTTTCGCTTTAGCGTTTGTTGCCATAATATAATATAATTAAATAATTTGTTAAGGTAAAAAAGGTAAATAATTACCCTCGAATATTGCATCGAGGGTAATATTTACTTTATTAAAACTATGCTGTTGCTTTTTTCAACATTACAAAGTTATTAGCTCCTTGTACACATAATGCTCTTTCTGATAAGAAGTGAACATTCATTGCATCTTCGTCGCTAGTATAGTTTCCACCAACAGATCCAGTGATCCAAGATTTCATTCTACGGTCATCAGCTTCAGAAGCTCTATAACGTACGTGTAAGAATGGACGTTGGATGTTTGTACCTAATTGTTGATCGTAAACTGTAGATACTCCAGCAGGAACTAAAACTCCCTCTACGTCTGCGAATAAACCACGAGTAGTTGGGTTGTTTAAGTATTTCCAGTCAGTTTTGTAGAAGTCATAAGAACCTCTTCTGAATCCAGAGAATCCTAAGTTAAGCGCCATATTCTCGTTGTTTTCGAATACTCCGTAAGAAGTACCACCAGCACCGTAAGAATTTTGGTAAGCTAACATTTTGTCAATACCTAATGAAGTCGCTCTGTTTAAGAACAACATGTTTTCTTCAATAGCTCCTTGTTTATCTAATTCAGCAAGAATAGTATCGAAATCATCTAAACCAGCACCTGCAGCAGCTCCGAAGTCAGCGTCAGTATAAACTAATCCTCTATCTTCAATAGCGTAGAATAAACCTTCAGATCCTGAAACCTCTGTACCAGAAGCAGCTCCTCCGTTATATCCTGTAGCTTGGTTGAATGGTGTTAATGTTCCAGTGATCATATTTGGCTCAGCCTCGATCATTGCCATCTCTAATTGATCTTCGAAACGGATACGAGCTTCGTGCTCTGATTTCAAATACCATAAATATCCTGAAGTTCCGATTTCAGTAGTTACTTCAATCCAACCAATTTGAGCAGTATTAGATCCAGATACTGAATATTTCTCTCTTAAGATGATTGGTTTGTTGCTGTAGAAATCTCCTTTAGCTTCAACGAATTTACCAGCGTTTTGAGATCCTTTAGCATACTCAGATCCATAAACGAATAATTTTAAGTTAGTAGCACCTTGGTTACCCGATGTCCCTGAGTTTGTATCAACCCAAGCAGCTGGTAATTGAGTAGCACCGTAAACTTTTAACGCAATAACTCCAGTAGACTTATTAGAAGCTGTAACGTAAGCTTTAACTACGTTTAATCCATTAACGTCAGCAATAGCGATAGTGTGACCAGGAATGATCAAGTTTTCGTCATTAGTAATGTCTAATGTAAGCTCATTAGCTCCTGAACAAGTTACGCTTTCATAAGCAATGTGCAAACGACCTTGCTCAACGCTCTACTTCTTTTTCGTATACGTCTGGTAAATATTGTTGTGTAAAACCTAATTGATCAACTGGAATATAGTTGTCATTAGATAAGATTTGTGTTGGACGTGGAGTCAAATGAGCTAAAGCTCCTGTAGACCCTGTAAATGATCCTGCCATAATTTTCTAATTTGTTTAATTTTTAACGATTTGTTTTCACTTTTAGTCGTGAAACGTCCTGCCCGTTAACCGCTCTAACAGTCCAACCATTTGAAATTGTCGATGCTTCGTGAACCCCTCTCGGATTCATATCGATGTTCTTAGATCTTTCCATTGTCTCTTTAATTGCATCAGCCTTACCTTGTTCGTAAAAATGCTGTGCAACTAAGTCCGGGTTCATTGCTGCAAACAATCCTTTGTGATAACCCTTAGCATCCTTCATAGTATTATCTTCGCTTAAGAACTTCTTAACGAAATTACTAATGTCTGCCTGCGTGTTTTTCACTTCAGATAGGTTTTTAACATTTAACTTATAAGCTTTATCTCCGACTTTAAAATCAAATCCATTAAATTCGTTGCTAAATACTTCTTCAGTTTTTTGTTGAAATACCTGTTTTTGTTTTTCAGCGAGTTGCATTACCGCTTCATTTTCTTCTTTATAACGATTGAAAAATTCAACCGCTTCTCTTTGTTCAGGTGTTAACCTTGACGTAGATTTTATTTCTTGATAATATTTAGATTTTAATCCTTCTAAATATTGTTTAGCCTCTTTAACAGCGGCTTTTTTAGCAAGTTGTTTGCGCTTAATATCTTTAGCGTCGTCATATTCCTCATCAAAGTCATATTTGTCTTCCATTAAGAAAGCAATATCATCTGGTGATAAATCTGGGTTTGTAGCCGCAATATGTTCCATAATAAGAACATCCTCATCTAACTTACTATAATCCGTATTTAGCTTAACATAGTCCTCAATAGATCCGCCAGTTTCTTCCATAAATTCTACAACTTTTTGTAAATTTTCTGGCAATACCGGTTTTTCTACTTCTTTAATAGGCTCTGTTGTTTGCTCCTGAATCACTGTTCCTTCAACTACTGTAACAACAGGATTTTCTGCTATTTCTTCTTCGTTGTTTTCTTCTGTGGCAACTTCGATAAGTTCGGTGTTTCCTTGCTCCACTTCTTGCAATCCCATTTCGGGTTGTTCTGGCTGTAACAAGCCTTCATCTGTGCTTTGCTCTTGAACGGCATTTGTTTCTTCTTTTAATTTTGAAAAATCAATTTTGATATTCCCGCTTTCAGATAATGACACAGCGGGCGTATCGGTATTCGCTTGTTCTGTGGTTTCAACAGCTTGTTCAGCTGCTTCACCTAAGATTTGATCCTCGTTTTCCATAAGATATAATATTATATAATTATTTACTATAATTACTTAGGCTCGTACATTCCTAAGTCAAAATCACCATTTAGTATATCATTACCAGCTGATTCAAAAGATTTTGGAGGTGTACCATTCTTTCTTTGATCTATTAACTCGCTTTGTTGAGTAGCTTGTAATTTTGTTCTGTCGTCTTTTCTGTCTTCTTTGTAAGACTCCTTATTTTTGTAAACTTCAGCTTCAAGTTCCTTTAGTCTTTGATTAATTTGGAATTCAAATTCCATAAGTTCTTTTTTAGCTTCTATTTCTCTTTGCATTTTGCCTTGATCCAATTGATCCTCTAATTGTAACAATTGTATCTTTTGTTGTGTAATAGCTTGCTCTTTTTGTACAGCCATTTCCGCAGAAGCTTGTTGTAACTGAATATTAGATTGAGTTTGAGCTTGTATATTTTGTTGTTGTATTGCTTGATCTCTTTCTAATTTCTTTCTTCTACGCAGCTTCAATAATTGATTAGCTAACTTTAAGTTTTTAATTTCGCGAATATCGATTGCATCGTCAAGATCTATTAATCCTGCTGACAACGCAGTTTGTATATTGTTTTCCAACATAGCTCTTTCTTCTTCGTCTGGAGCTAATGTTAAGAATATACCAAAGTCATAAAGATGCAAGTTTTCCATTTCAGATAACGTAGCTACATTGTGCCCGCCTATCTTTTGTATGAATGCTTCTTTAGTTCCTGAGAATTCAAGTATATCAGATATTCTTAATGATAAACTTTCTGCTAACTCTGCTGTCAAGAATAAACCAGCATCTAATATATGTCTTGTTGCTGTGTTTGAATTTGCTGCAGCCATTTTTTGTAATCCAACTAAAGCTTTACCATCAGGCATTGACCCATCTCTTGCTTCATTCAGTCCTGTAGCATCACGAATCATCTGTAAGTAATAGTTGTACGTTTGTATTAACATTGGTATTTTATTACCACCAGATCCAGTAGATATTTCTTGAATACCCATTTTACCAGGATTCATACCTCCTTCTTCTGTAAATGATCTACCTACAACACTACCGGTTTGGAAGAACATATTTAACGCCTCAGCGGCATTATAATTTGTGCCATTGCCTAAATCAACTTCAGCTAATCCGTCAACGTCAAGGAATATACCATCAGGTACAATTCTTGATAATACTTGTTGTAACTTTAAGTGCGTTAATTGGATCATATCAGCAAAGCCTGTAACTCTGCTTACTAATGATTCAATTTTACCTTTATACATTCTAGGTGCAACAATACTATAGTTCATTTTAACTCTTGTACTGTCACTTTTAGGACGCATCATATTTTTAGCTAACTCCCATTTAAGAAGTTTATCAGTGCCAAGAATTAATACGCCTTCAAATAATACTTCAATTGATCTTTGTAATTTACCGTATTTAGCTTCTAAATCTTCTAAAGGCGGATTATATGTTTCATCTCTAACAATAACTTTAGTTGCTCCAGTAGCGGTTTCTTTAACTTTATAAACTTCATTCATATAAGTTTTAAAGTTAAAATACAATACTTGGACAGTGTTGGAGTCTGACTCATTGTAGTTTGTTAATGATCTATCGTAAAAACCATTGTTTTTGTATGCTTGACTTGATATTTGTTGCAACTCATCATTAGATAAGTCTGGAAACTGCTTTTTAAGCTCGTTTAAAGGAACTTCTTTTACTTCTCCTACATAATATATATCATCAAAATATGGTGACTCTGTGTACGAATAAACAAGGTTTGCTGGATCAACATACTCTATCTTTACGCCTTCAGACGGGCTAAAGTAATTTTTAACAGCTCCAATACCGATGGTTGTAATATCGTAGTTTACTCTTTTTCTTATTAACTCGTAACGGTTAGTTTCTAATAATGTTTGTATCGCTTGCTCTTCAGCTAATTCAACTTCTTGCTTATAGCTAAGTTGCATATGCAATTCCAACTCTTCTTGTGAATTTGGCAGCATATCTTTTGGGTTTTCAAACATTTGAATACCAAACTCAGCCTCCACAAAATCATTAAGCTCTTTAGTTTGTAAGTCTCTTATTATAGACTCCATATACTGTGTTCTGCGATCGATGCCATATGGGTCTTGAGAATACGCTTTTATTTCAAACGTTCTTTCCGATATACCATTAACAACAATATCTACAAACTTTGGTATAATAGGTACAATTTTCCAATCTAAATTCAAATAAGACAAATCGCCATTAATAGCCAATTCATCTTTATATTTTTGTATTGATTGTTCTCCTCTTGAATATAACCTTAATCTATGAAAAGAATGTTGATTACTTCTATACCTAGTTGTACCAGTATCCATTTTAAACCATTCGTCTTGAATAGCTCTACCTACTTTTAAACCGTATTCTCTAGTTAATTTTTCAGTATCACTAGCTACTTGACTTGGGAAAAAACTTTTTACAACTGACTCAGCCATATTTTTTTATCTTATTATTTTTGAATTTGCACCATTGTTTGCATACCTTGCAAA